ATATAACTTTGTATTTCTTTTGATAAAAGTTTTGGAACTAAATATCCACCATTTTTACAATCATCACCAACACATGTTTCATACATATCCTTTGTTTGCATTGAAGAATCTTGAGGATATTCTCCTGTTTTTAAATATTGATTAAATTTTTTAGATTCTTGTTTAAATTGATAATTTCTTTCTGATTTTCTAATAATTTTTTCTAATATTTTTGTGTCGTGAGTAAATGACATATTCATATTTAACCTATTTGATTTTTAAAATTTTAAAAGCATTTGGATTCGTAACAATAGAATTTAATCTTTTTGAAAGATAAAATTTCATCCATTGTTTTTCAGTAATATTGTCTTTAATAAAAGTTACTTCTGGAAGATCAAAAATTCGATAATTTTTTAAATTGCCAATAAAAATAGGTATATTACCAGTAACATTATAACTTTGCATAAATGGATTAATTACTATTGGAATTCCATATAAAGTAGAATTAAAAAGAGTATCTAGTTTTATAAATTTATTATCTTCTGATAATTGTGAAAGTTTTTTAAAAGTAAATTGATTCATAAACCATCTAGTATCTTTATCATTAATGTATTGAATATCGAGAGAATAAAAAAGATTTTCTAAATCTGCATTAATAATGTTTTTAATATTTAATGAAGTAAACTGCGTAATTCTTGTATCATTTAATAGACCTAAAATGCCTAATTGAGTTCCATAAAGAAAAGCTTGTTCTTCAGCAACAGTTATAGATTCTTCTATTTTTTCTAAAATAAAATTTTCTAAATTAATTACTGAATCATGAAGTAAATTTATACTAATTCTAGGTTGCGCATATAATTCTACTAATGAAACTGTAATTCTATCAATAAGACCAGTTGCCGTAGGAACTCTATTAGCTAATTCAGAAATAAAAGTTGCTGAATATCCAGAATCATTAGAATATAAAATACTAAAATTATTTCCTTTTACATTTTCAATTTTTGCATAATTTCTTAAAGACCAAGAAGGTCTAGCTTGAGTATGATTTAAAGAAAATATTTCATTTAAAATTGTGTTTGGAATTAAAAAATTACCTGAATTTCCTCCTGTTTCACTTAAATCTTTAGTTTCAAATGAATTTTTATTATAATTAGAATTAATTTCCCCACATCTAATAAAATCCATCAATTGTTTTAAATATTTTTTTGGTTTTTTAGATTCTTTAACTGGTTTTGGTTGTTTTATTTGAATTTGAAATTTATCAAATTCATGACGAAAATGAGAAAGCTCTTCTTTAAAATTATGGCGAAGATGAGAAAGTTCCCCATGAAGAAAATGATTGTCTTTGTTTTGTTTAATAATTGAATCAACAATTATATCTAAAATTTCATTATTCATTTTCTTTATTCATTAAATAACTTAATTTCTGTATTTTTAATAAATTTTCATCAAATTTAGGATTTAAATTACTTTTTTGTTGAAATATTTTTGCAGATTGATTAGCTGGAAATGTTACAACACTCACTTCCCATAATTTGATTCTTTTTATTGACCTGATACGATCCATAGATAAAGTAGAAGATGAATAGTCGTATTCCAAAGGAGTATATCCAATAGAAAGATAATTCATAATTTTATCATCAATCATTTCAGCAACTTCTTTTCCTAAAGAAAGTTTTAAATTAATTTCACAAGTTACATATAACCCATTTTTATCTTCAAAAATTTTAATAATTTTACCGATTGGTTTAGTTTTGTCATGTTGCCATAATAATGGATAAAAATCGTTTAATCCTTCTTTTTCAAAAGAATCTTTGATAATTACATCATTTTGATGGTCAATATTGTTAAATAAACTTGCGTATCCAGAAAATAAATATTTATCTTCTTTTGTGTTTATAGATTCAAAATTCATTTTATATAAAAATATTAAATTGACCGTTAAGTATGATTAAATTAGTTAAATTTGTCGGAATAATTTGTCCTACTCTACGAAATTCTTTTATTATTCCTCCCGGTAAATAAACATATATAATAATAGAATTATTATTAGCAGTGATACTAGATGTATCTGTCGTAGGTAACTTTTGTAAATCTAATGTAAAATTTATTAAATTGAAATAATCTTCATCTATTGTAGTAGCGTCAATAGTAATTGTAATATTATAATTAAAATTAACAACTTCAACGTTTATAGGGTTTGTAGTAAAAGTTATAACTTGATTAAGTTTCAAAGATTGCGTTGCAATGTTTATAATAGTATTACTTTGCAACAAAACATCTATAGGATCATTAATTTGATATCTATTATATGCTGCAAGTAAATTAATTTTGCTTTCTAATATTAAGTAGTTGTCGTAAAAGTCTTGTAGAGCAAGCCGTATTTGTTCAGTAAGAGTTTCAAATTTATTATTTGTTGAATCCTCAAGGTTTTGTATTGTTTGATCAATAGCAGTTGTACTGAAATTTAAAGTAATTTGATCAAGATTTGTAGATGGATTAATATAAGTTCCAAAAATAATATTACTATTACTTGGTGAAAAAATATTAAGAACGTTTGTATAATTAACAATTGTATTTGTAAATAACAATTTATAATCTTCTAAATCTATTTTGTATGTTTCATATAATCCTACGCGATTTAATTGAGTTAACATTACAATTGCATTTAATGGAGTTACTTCACCACTTGTTAAAGGCGGTAAATTATCAACTGTAATTGGGAGATAAAAATCGTTTGACATATTATCTTTATTATATGAATAATATTTTATAGAATGTCTTTCTTAAGAAGAAGTTAATTAAGAGATGCCATTTTTATTTAAAATGTTTTTTAATTTTGTAATTTGGTATTCCATATTTTGAATTTGATTTTGAAAGTTAGAAAAAATTTTATTAGTGTCTATGTAATATGAATTATTATTAGCAACAATTTTAACATCACTGTTTGGATCAAAAATTTCTATTGCACTGTTCCAAGAATTATTCCTCTTAAGATTTTTAAAAGAAATTTTTCCTTCTTCAAAATTTATTAAACCATCAGAATCAAAAACTTTTTGAGAAATAAGAAATTCATCTCCATCCCTTAATTCATAAACTATTGGAACATCTATTCCTTGAATGGTATTTATCATAACAATATACAATATTCTGTGTTGTTATTTTGAAATTTATAAATTAAGAAATCATTAATTGTTTTTTTCAAAAGATATTTTGAATTTTTCTTGTTAAAGATTTTATTTCTTCTTCTAATTCCATTAATTTTTTTTTAAAATAAGAATGTAAAGAAATTTTTATTTTATTATCGCTAGTTTTATCAATAATAATAAATTGATTGCTAAAAATATTTGGTGTATTACCTGTGTATTCTCCGCATTTAGTAAAACTATCAAAATATGAAAGAAAATCTTCATATGATATTTTATATAACATTGTATTGCGAAAAAAATATAAATAATCATTCCCATTTAATCTATTTATTGCATTTAATTGATGAATTCTTTTTACTTCAAAATTTATAATTAAATCATCGGGATTTGCAATAAAGCCATCTAACAAAAATAATGAGTTTTTAAAAGATTTAAACAAATCGTATAAATAAAAAATCTCATCATTATCTTTTATTGTACCTAAGCATGTAAGAGTATTAACTGGTGCACAATAACGCATTGCAAGAAATTGATTTTGAGGGAGCGCAATAAAATTTTGATTATTAACAATTAATGTAAAAATTCTACATTCTGTAGTTTTTTCAGCAAAAGCTAACCATTTAGTTTCATCAACTAAAAGAAATTCATTGTCGTCTACTAATAATTTTCTATATTCATAAATCATTCAATTTACCGAAATATGATTGTAAACGTACATATAATTTTCAGGATTTATAACTTTTGAAACAGGAAAACTACTAAAAATAGTTGAACCTGTGCTAGCAATTAATGCATCCGGCAATAAATCAAATTGTCTTTCTTGTTCCATTTTTGGATAACCAAATCCTTGATTTCTAAAATTTTGTGCAAATGATGGCTGGTTTATTGTTGCTGGAGCTGTAGTAGTAATCGGTTTGTCAAATATCGAATAACCTTGTCCTTTAAGAACAACTCCTTGAAAATTTGGAATTTGCACTCGATAAGAATTAACGGTTTTTTCTAAAATATTTGCAAAAATAGATTTATTTGTTGCTGTTCCAGTAATAATAACAGGAATAAATTTTGTTCCAGATGGAATTAAACCAGAAACAGGTTCGGGAGTAGATCCATTTGAAAAATAAAAACAAAATTTGTTATCGTCTATTTCAATATTATTAACAGTTGGAATATTATTTACATATGTGATTTCTTTTAAAGTTCTTTTGGCTTTAGATTCTGCGTAAAACCACAAACCATAATAATCTGCAGCAACTAAACTTTGAAATCGAATGCCAAATCCTGCTTTACCTTGAGTGGCTAAATATAAAACAATTTTTTTAATAGAAGTTTGCGTTCCAGCTGCAACTTGCCAATTATACAAAGGATCTAAAGAATAAGTTGGAATAACAGTGGTATGAAAAATAAAATTATCTGCAATGTTTTGATTAGGAACTGCTCGAATAGGTTCTATTATAAAATCAGGATTTGTAGCTGGGAATCCTCCTGTTTCATGTTTAATTCTAACAATTGGAAGATTATTTGCATTTAAATCTGTACCTGTATTATCAGCATTTGTATAATATGCAATTCCTTTAATTTTTGCATTTATTAATGTTAAGCCATCAATATTAGCTGGTACTAAATTTATATTTGTTCTATCTCCATAATAATATGGTGGTATTTCATATTCATAAAATTCTGAAATTCCAACTTTTGTACAATCTATTAATCCATAATTGTTACTAGATACAAAGCTACGATTTAATATTGTTGTAGGTGATGCGTCATTTATTGCATAATCTTCTACTGGAAATGTTATATCGTAAGTATTATAAGAATTTCCAATTTGATTTCTACCAATTATTGTTCTTGGGTTAATTGGAAATGTTATTTTGTGAGTTGAATAAGTAACGTTTAATTCATAATTTTTAAAATAAAAAGGATCTAAACCATTAGAAATTCCTTCATTTAAATAATTTGTTTGATTGGATGAATACCAAATTTCATTATTGGAATCAGTTTTAAAAAATGTATTAAAAACTAGATTATCTGGAATTTCTTGACCTCGATGCAATTCAATAGCGGCAATTTTAGAATTATCGCCAAAACTAGTAATAAAAGTTGGTTTAAATGTTGCGTAATTCCAATAAAAAATATTATCAAAAGTACTTTCTGTAGCATCTGCTTCCCATGTTAAATTGTGCAAAGAATCACAAGTAAAATGATCATTTCCTGTTCCATATTTGTATCCGATTAAATCATAAAGTCCTGTTTGGTAAGAATTAGAATAAGGTATATTAAAAGTAACATTTTTCCCATTTATTGGATTTTTAGCAACATAACTATGAACATCATCTGGATAAATAATTCTTCCGTCAGCTAATATTGTTGTTTCTGTATCATTAGAATGTATAAATTGTTTGATTTCTCCAGCTCTAGATGCAAATGGAATATTACCAATTGATGTTGAAAAAATTGGCCTAACATTATTATCAACTGTATATTCAATATTAGATTGAGCATTTAAAGGATATTGAACTTCTTTAGTGCCATAATCTATAAATATATTTGTAAAAGAAATATCAAAAATACTAAAATTTATATTAATTGGCAATCTAAAAAGAATTTTAATATAAGTATCTTCCCCGTTTTGTAAAATTGTTGTTGATGCAAGAAGTTTTAAAGGAATGGAGAATTTTTGCCAATTAGATGTTAATTCAATTGGTAATATATTTGGAAAATTTGTTCTTCCTTCGATAATCGCATTAGTTCCATAAAATCTTTCATAACCTAAAGTAATTGGTACAATTGGTGTTATATCGGGATTGTTGTTAATAGCACAAAAACTAACAATAAAATTTTCATCATTAAATTTAGAAAAAGGCTTAAAAAGAAATGCCACATCTCTATACGACCATAATTCCGTAATACTATTATTATTAGCTTGAATTCTTAAATATTTTGCTG